TCTCACGAATCTTAACTTGCTTTCCTAGACAAATCTGCTTAGGAGAAGCCAATAAATCAAAGGCACCACTATTATCATCAAATGTGCCTAAATAATATAAATCAAAATCGTCAGGATGTACATAAATTTGGTTATCTTCACTAGAACGATTAACCTCATCACTAAACTGACGAATAGCTACACCTTCAGTAGCAACATACGCTGGACGACCAAAAGCGTCAGCAGCGCGATCTTTAATAGAAACAATAACTAATTTCATAAAAAACTCCTTTAAATCTTACGTTTTAAAAGCGATAACTTAGCCAAAGCGACTTTTTCCTTTACAGCCAAACGCTCTAAAGTGTTATCTTCAAAATGTGAGCGACCTTCTTGCTCACGAGCAAATTGTATACCATCAAACTGCTCTGGAAACAATTCTTTAAACTTATTATCATAAAAACGTGGTGGTCGGCACTTCTTGCCACGCACCACAACCGAGTCCGTGGTATACACATCGGACATGAACTTATCAAACCAAGCCTGACCAATACCAGGCTTAAGAGACATCTTATTAAATTCAGGTTCGCGCTTAATAAGCTCACCAGTCTCTAAATCACAATACTCATAATGTTGCTCAGGATCAATAAACTTTCCGTCCTTGTCAAGACGGGGTTTACCATTAACCTTCTTCATAATATATCGCGCAACATAAGCAGCAGATTCAAAATTGACATCACCAATAGAACTATAGCCATACGGCCAAAGTTCTTCAAGTATCTTTGACGTATATAAGATAGACCCAGTCTCCGTTCTTTTGAGAAACTTCTTATCTTCAAAATCAAGCCCAAAGATACAAGCATGGAAATGAGGACGATCACGTAATTCACCATATTCACCTGCCATATAAAATCTAATAGGGTTAAGCAGTATACGCTTACCCTCATCATCAAAACCGTATTCATTACGAAAATCGTAATGTCTACGAAGCCTTTTCATAAATAACTGAAAGTGATCATAATTCAAAGACAAATCCTTAGCTTCCCGAATAAACTCGGGAGCATAAGTAAGAGTAATAAAACAATTACTCGTATGCATTTGTGCCTCATGCATACAACGAACGGCCCACTGACGTGACCGTTCAAGGCGACAACCAACACACTGACCACAAGGCAATGACAAAGTACGGACTACGTCCGCACCCGGTATTTCCCGCCAAATAATAGACCTGTCAGCGCATTGATAAGCCGTTAGCGGCTTATAACACGCCATAAATTACAGTCTAAAACCACCGCGTTGCGGTGAAGTACGCATATTAATGCTCTTGGTCTTGCTTACGCCACGACGAAACTTCTTAGCTGCGCCATGCTTGCTCATTGGTTTTCTATAAAGGCTCATAACATTGCACTCCGTAGTTAATAAATGTGGTTTTGGTGTCACCTAGCACAGTTACATCAAGTAGAGTAACTGTGCTGGAACCGACTTACGTCGATTCCTTAGGTGTTTCTACTGCAGAAACGATGGGTTCAACCACAGGTTTTCCATCAATAAGACCAATTTGAATCGCTTCATCGCGATTCTCTTCATTCTGCAAATAATTGAGCAAAGCATTAGGGTCATGGTCAAACTTAGCCCTAATCTTAGCTGGCAAAGCCATAAAAGCCTCATCAGCGGCTTTAATCTTATTCAATGCGGTGTGATAATCACCTACACCGCTAAAATCGCCATATGAAGGCTCTATTGGCGAGACAGGCATACTGCCAGTAACGCCAAAACGCTCAACTAAAACGTTAATATCACATTCATCTTTCATGTGTTGTTGAGCTAAACTCGGGTCTTTACAAACAAGACCAGACTCTTCCGAAGCAAGAGCCATATCATAATTATAAGGATTACGTACAAAAACTTTAGTCATCATCTACCTCTCAATTTATTCCAACCTTTGGTTATAAAATTATCAATCGCTTCTTTACCAGAAGTAAAGTTCTTTTTCAGGTCGCGATACCAATAAGGATCACTACCAGGAGTAACAAGCTGCTCATTATTACGAGCATCAATAGTAGTTTTACCAGCATTTGCAGTATTCGCATTAATACGACTCCCAGACTCAGCCTGTTCCATATAAAAACGGGCTGGTTCTTGCTTAGCGCGAATAGCAGCCAAATCAGCTTCTTCCTTAGCCTTACGTGCAGTTTGGACATTAACCTGATATTGTGAATCAGCCAATTGAGCAGCAGCTCTACGCTGATTACTTTCACCAAACTTAGGAGCATCAGCCTGAGCACCGCTAGAAGCAGTAACAGCTGAAGGCATAGCAGAAGCACCTTTAGAATAAGCCAACATAGGACTTAAACCAGCAGCATTTAAATCAGCTACAGTACGCTGATATTGAGTATTAGCCAATTCTAATTGGCTTTCACGAGATAAATTAGCCTGGCTGGCATTAAAATCACGACTCTGGTTAGCATTATAAATACTAGCACCTGACGAAATAATATCGCCAGAATTATCGCCTAACCAATCGCCACCAGCTTTACCAATAGCAGCACCAGTAGGACCGCCAAAAAAACCACCGACGGCAGCACCGATACTGCCTAAACTTAAACCCATACTAACGCCCTCCGGTTGTTTGCTGACTACTGGTTACCCAGTAGTCCAGCTTATATAACATTAGAAATGATCAATTAAACCAGGAACACTATACATAGGCATAGGTCTAGCCATCTTACAATCAAAAAACGCATCCATCAAAAACTGCTGACCATTAGCACTTGAACCAACAGCAGTAGTACGATCAATAGGAGGAGTCTCCTGAATAAACGTAGAATTCAACGTAGGTAGCGATGTAAACTTCTGAGCATAATGCCAAGGATCTATCGTACCGGCACTTGTTGACTTAAACAATCCAGTGATCTGGCTTGGTTTATATCGGTACTCAGCCCATCGCTCTTGATAACCAAAAACATCGTCATCAGTAGATGTACCAGTAACATAAATCTCCTTGTTCAAAACAGCTTGTTCACCCAAGTGAGCAAATACAGGGAAATAAAAATCATAACGTGTCTCACGAGACCACATCTTAGGCAAACCTTGCTGATAAGTTAAATCAGCACGAACGTTTACCAATCCAATTATGTATCCATGCTCTTGAGCATGATACGTAAAACCATGTCCACTAGCCAACGCAGTACCCATTGCAGCCAAGTTACCAAGCGGAGTAGCACCACCAGAAATAGAAGTAGCAGATGTTTGAGCAATCGGGTTAACATTAACATAAGTAGAACCTCCACCAATATACTCTGGACGTTGCAAACGATAATCTTGTGGAGTTACACCAAAATGAGCACGTAACAATTCTGTATAACGTGTACCACCTCGCGCATCGCGCTCAAGCAACTTCTGAATTTGGAATGACTGACGCAATTGATTAATTGTCGCAGCAGTAGCATCACTCAAATCAGCATACAAAGGAGAAGCATCGGTAGGCCATGTAGAAGACAACTCAAGGAATGAAGTATTAGTATTCATACCCTTAGCAACACCGCTGCCATTCAAAATAGAAACATAAGTACCATTAGCAGTAGCATCAGTCTTAATAGGTGCAGAAGTACCTAATGGCAACGCAACAGAATCACCCTTTTGCGGCCAAGGTAAAGCACCAGTAAAATAATCTTTACGCTTACCACGACGTAACATAGAATAATCAGTGACATCATCACCTGAATCACCAGTATTAACAACAACAGAATTTTGTAAATTCTCGTCTCTAAACCACTCGTTATAAATTAAATTATAAGCTCGTAACGGTAACGCATTATGCGTGACCGTATTGCTGCCAGTAATCTGGCCAGCAGTAGGAAGACCAAAATGGTCAAAAACAGAACCAACCGCATAACCACCAGCTGGTGAGGTAATCTGCGGAACAACATAAGAAATAGAATCACTAGGGTTCGCTTGCTCACCCATAAACTTAACCCAATTAGTCCAAACTAATCGGTTAGGTACAAAAAAGAAAAATGTATCCAGATGCAAATTATCCATCACTGGAA